TAAAGAAGAGAATTGGATTGAGCAATCCCATCAAATAGATAATCAGGTATCAGAGAATACTATGCAAAAGATTGTAGAGAAAAAAACAATTGAGATGCAGGAACTTACGGAAAAACTGAAACAAACTTCAGAAAATGCTTTGCAGAGTGTCATTAATGCATTCAACTCAGGTATCGGAAGTAAAGTAGAAAAAGTTCAGGACTTGTTAAACATGACTAAGGTTGGTGTTGAGTCAGCAAAACTTTCTAATCTATTACAAGGCAATCCAACTAGCATATCAGGTAGTGTGCAGATTGATGATGAGAATGTTATTAATCTAAAAAAACATATTGCAGAATTATACCAATCTATAAATGAAGACTTGGTAATCAGAGAACAACAAGAAGTAATTAAAAAATTAAACTAATGAGTAACTGTAATTGTGAGTGTCAGGAAAACTGTTGCACAACTTCAGACTGTGATGGCAGTGAGTGTAATTGTATCTGTAAAAAAGATGCAAGTTATGACTTAGGATTAGATGTAGATTTAAAAATAGAATTCATTCCTGAATTTAAAATTCATACCATTCATTGATAGACTTTTGGTCGACCTATAACAGATTAAGAAAAACTAAATACGATGCCTTACAGTTTAAGAAATTAAAAACTTGTAGTGTGTGTAGTAAAGAAGACTCACCAATCATAAACAAGTATCTAAATAAATTTCTCTGCATGGATTGTTGGAAGAAGCAACAACCCAATACAGAAAGTACAAGTTAAGTTAGTTAAGAATGTTAAGAAGAGTTTTGACCTTTTTGATTGAGTCATAATCCTTTATAAATTCTTTTCCTTTTTTTTCGCAGAAGACATAATCAAGTAAAACTATTCTACCTATTGCATCAACCAATGATAACTTCCTATAAGAAGTATGAGATGAGTCATGCCTCTTAACTATTGTCACTGGTCTCTGTAGGTCTTGTATTCTCTGAGCATCCTTAGATTGCATCCAGTTGTTGACCTCTTCTAGTATTACTTTCTTTTGTTCATCTTGAGTGAGTTCATTTAATGGTTTATTAAACATTATTATTTTTGCCTTTTATGTAGTCTTGTAAATGAATGAGATAGCAACAACTACAGATTACTTTCTCATACTACTATATAGTAAAAACAAAATATATTTTCCCTACATAATACTATGTACTTAATCTCACTATCACTGCAATGAGATACAGTACATATATACTGTGTGAATATCTNAGGGCATTTTACATACCATTATTGTCACGCCTAAATAGAGATAGATTAGAGTGTGAATAGACACGTATTAGAAGACATCTTGAGTGCAGGATTAATTCCTGATTGTTGCATTCATTAAGATGTATCTCTTATTAATAAAGACTAACTACAACTATCTACAGATATTACAGAAACATAGAAAGCATAGGGCAATGCAGTCCAGCACTGTAGTCAATTATCCTATAACATATATTATGCGACAATGTCAGATGTAGCATCAATACTATCATCACTCCCCTACCCTACTGTTTACACGCAACAGTAAGTATAAAGGGCAGAATACATATAATATTGACCCCCACCCCCCCTTTTTTCTGACGCTACCTAACATCCATATAGTGCACACCGACATACTGTGGTAGCACAGGGAATACCCCCCTTTGTTTTAAAGACACTATGCCCTTGCTAAATATAGCTAAATGACTATTGTAAAGGTATGGATGATTTATTAAAGGTGGATGGCTTCGATGAAGCTATAATGGGTACAGCAGGTCGCTGTGCAATGACCAATGTTTTGGTATATGACGAAAATAAGATTATAAGCATACTACAGGAGCGTCATGGAATGGATGAAGACGACGCAAGGGAATACTACGAGTTCAACATCAAGGGTGCTTATATGGGAGAAATGACCCCATTATTTTTCGACCCTACCATTGATTTGGAATAACCCCCAAAAAAAGAAAACGCAGGGATGCGATACATATGCAGATACCCAACACAACAGAAGAAAAGATTCAACAACTCCAGCAACTGGTAGACAGAGTTAAAGAACTAGAAAGTCGCAATGAAGCTAAGGATAGCCTACTCGGCTACGCAAAGTTTCAGATGGAGGAGTACAAAACCCCACCACACATCAAGAAGCTAGCTGAGAAGCTAGAGGCAGTGGAGAGGGGTGAGGTCAAGAGACTGGCAATCTTTATGCCACCACGTCACGGTAAGTCCATTCTAACGTCAGAATTCTTTCCAGCGTGGTATATGGGGAGGAACCCAGATAAGTATATTATCTGCTCAACGTATGCTCAGGACCTGGCGGATGACTTTGGTCGTAAGGTCAGGAACCAGCTTCAGGACCCAAGATACACCGATGTATTTCCAGACACACATTTAGCTACAGACTCCGCTAGTGTAAGACGCTTTCACACCCAGAAGGGTGGAGTGTATTATGCCGTGGGTGCTGGCTCCGCTATTACTGGTAGAGGTGCCCATTTATTATTAATTGATGACCCCATCAAGGGTAGAGAAGAGGCAGACTCCGCAGCGATGAGGGGTAACCTCCTAGACTGGTACAGGTCAACGGCTTACACAAGATTAATGCCAGGTGGCAGTGTTATTGTTATCCAAACAAGATGGCACGAGGATGACTTGGCTGGATGGATACTAAGAGAAACAGGACACGAGGGTTGGGACATTGTAGAGTTCCCAGCTATACTAGACGACAGGGCAGCAAAGATGCTAGACTTAAAGGTTGGCTCTCCACTGTGGGAGGATGCCTATCCCCTAGAGCGTCTAGAAGAAATAAAGAAAACCGTAGGGACACGAGAGTGGACTTCACTCTACGCACAAAAACCGTCTATTGAAGAGGGTAACCTCGTCAAGCGATGGTGGTGGAAGTATTGGAAGAAAGAACACCCACCAGAATTTGATTACATTATACAGTCGTGGGATACAGCCTACACTGTGAGCGAGACTTCAGACTACTCAGCCTGCACAACGTGGGGTGTGTTTAGTGGTGAGGGTGGATACAACTTGTATCTTATGGATGCCTTTAGGGAGAGACTAACATTTCCTGAACTAAAGAATGCAGCTATATCGTTATATAATAATCATCAACCAGATTTAATACTAGTGGAAGCAAAGGCTAGTGGACTATCGCTGGTACAGGAACTCATGAGAACTGGACTGCCGATACACCCATTTAATCCGAAACGCATGGATAAGCTAGCGAGAGTACACTCTGTAACTCCTCTCTTTGAGAGTGGCAGGGTTTACGCACCAGATACAGATGAGACCGAGATGGTCGTATCTCAGTGTGCAGCGTTTCCAAATACAAAACACGATGACTTGGTAGACTCAACATCCCAAGCATTAATACGATTAAGAAAAGGGTGGATGGTTAATCATCCACAGGATGCTCCCTTTGAGGAGTCAACAGGACCGAAGGGAAGTTATTGGTAATGAATGAATCACTATTAGACTCAGTAAAGAGGCACGAAGGTTTTCGTGACCAGGTGTATTTAGACAGCTTGGGCAAGAGAACTGTGGGTTATGGACACCTCTGTGTGGAAGACCACTGGGAAGACGGCAAGGTATACGAGAAAGAATATCTCGAAGATATCCTTAAAAAAGATTTACAACACGCAGTAGACACTGCAACGTATATGTGTGAGAAAACAGAAGTAAATGAAGAAGCACAAAATATAGTAACAGAGATGGTATTTCAGCTTGGCGGAAATGGTGTTTCTAAATTTAAGATGATGTGGCAGGCACTCAAGTGCAGTCCACCTAATTATACAGAAGCGTCAGTTCAGATGCTTGATTCGAGATGGGCAAAGCAGACCCCTAATCGAGCCAAGGAGATGTCTGACCACATGAAAGAACAAGGAGAAAAGTAATGGCAGACGAAAAAATAAATAAAAAAGGTATTGTTAAAAGAATATTAGGACAAGCAAATCCTCTTTCTATTAAGGGTGGGGGATTGAGAAATTACATCTTATCAACAGCGGGATACAACAGTTTTCCTGAAATGAAAAAAGCATATCAAGAAGGAGACTTTAGTATGTCACAACTTGCTAAGATTGGTGTGAAGGCAGCGGCTGGACCATTGAAAACAGCTGGAAAAGCTGGCTTAGCATTATTTGACGAGGCTGTAAAAGAAATTTTAGGTACAACCGCAGTAAGAAAGAACATGGGTGGCATGATGAATGCTCGTCAAAAAAACATGGGTCTTAAAATGGCAGATGGAGGAGAAGCAATGAAAGGTTTCTCTATGTTACCAGAGTCAGTACAAGAAAAAATGAATCCTGTAAAAGCAAAGAAATACAATAAGGGTGGAGCTGTCAAGAA